GAGCATGAGGACAAAGATGGGTGCCCCACGGGTATCGCGCTGCCTTATGTAGTTACTATTGAGAAGGGCACGCAGAACATATTAGGTATCCGTCGTAACTGGCAACCGGACGATAAGACCCACGCCAAGCGGCAGCACTTCGTGCATTACGGGTACATCCCCGGCTTTGGCTTTTACTACTTCGGCTTGATACATCTGATCGGGGCTTACGCTAAGAGTGGCACCTCTCTGATAAGGCAGTTGGTAGATGCGGGCACGCTGTCTAACTTACCCGGTGGACTGAAGACGCGAGGTATGCGGATCAAGGGTGATGACACACCTATCTCTCCCGGTGAATGGCGAGACGTGGATATTCCGAGTGGTGCGTTACGGGATAACGTAATGCCGTTGCCATATAAGGAACCAAGTCAGGTGCTGATGGCGTTGATGAATCAGGTAGTAGACGAGGGGCGGAGATTCGCCGCTGCCGCTGATTTAAAAGTATCTGATATGTCTTCTCAAGCTCCGGTGGGCACTACGTTGGCTATTCTTGAGCGCACGCTGAAGGTGATGAGCGCAGTTCAGGCGCGGATACACTACGCCATGAAGCAAGAGTTGCGGTTGCTTAAAGGCATCATCAGGGACTACACACCAGCAGAGTACAGCTACGAGCCGGAAGAAGGTACGCGCAGGGCTAAGAAATCTGACTACGACCACGTAGATGTCATACCGGTTAGTGACCCTAACGCCGCTACCATGAGTCAAAAGGTGGTGCAGTACCAAGCAGCACTTCAGTTGGCGCAATCGGCTCCTCAGTTATACAACCTACCTCTGTTACATCGGCAGATGCTGGACGTGTTGGGTATCCGCAATGCTAGCAAGCTTGTGCCTTCGGAGGAGGATAGGAAGCCCGCCGACCCCATAACCGAGAACATGAACATACTGAAGATGAAGCCGGTGAAAGCGTTCCTGTACCAAGACCATCGAGCGCACATACAAGTACATATAGGGGCTATGAAAGACCCACAGATTCAACAGATCGTTGGACAAACGCCCATGGCACAGCAAATCATGGCGGCGATGCAGGCGCATATCAACGAGCATATAGGATACGAGTACCGCAAGCAGATGGAGATGCGGATGGGTGTCATGTTGCCGCCGCCGGAAAAAATAGAAGAGGATGGTATACCGCAGCATATGGAAGTGCAGATTTCGCAACTCGCTGCACAAGCTGGACAGCAACTGTTGCAACAGAACCAGCAGCAAGCAGCAGCGCAAGCGGCACAGCAACAAGCGCAAGACCCGCTCATTCAACTCCAGCAGCAAGAACTTAAGATTAAGGAGATGGAGTTGCAACGCAAGGCTCAGAAAGACAAGATTGATGCCGCAGCTAAAGCAGATCAACTTGAAATAGAGAAGGAACGCATCGCCGCCCAAGAACGTATTGCGGGCATGCAGGTAGGTGCGCAAACCGCCAAGAGCAAAGCGGAGCTTGAGGCAAAGCAGCAGTTAGAAGGTCTCCGCATTGGCGCAGACGTAGCGCATAAACAAGTGCAGTTACGACAGGTAAAAAATCAACCTAAGGGCGAATAATGGATACCACGCTTAAAGTACTGGTTCATCAGTACCGAGATAAGCGCATGCAGATAGTAGATGCTGTCTCCAATGGTGCGGCTAAGGACTACGCGGAGTATCGCGCAATGTGCGGTGAGATTAGGGGTCTTCTTATTGCAGAGAATTACGCACAAGACCTTATTAAAAACTTGGAGACATCTGATGAGTGAAATATTTATAGGGCAAGACGCGGCCAACCCGGAGCAGTCTACAGTCCTACCTGACACACCGGAGCAAAAAGCAAAGCAGCTTCCAATACCTTCTGGCTTTCACATTCTTTGCGTAGTCCCTGAGGTTGATGGGGCTTATGAAAGTGGCATTGTTAAAGCAGACATTACTAAGACATACGAAGAACGGCTCACCACTGTGTTGTTTGTCGTTGCTCTTGGGCCGGATTGCTACAAAGACCTAACTCGCTTCCCTAGTGGGGCTTGGTGCAAACAAGGAGACTTTGTTCTGGTTCGTCCTAATACGGGTTCACGCCTGAAGATTCATAATCGTGAGTTTCGTATTGTTAATGATGACGCAGTTGAAGGAGTTGTCGAAGACCCACGTGGTATTGCCCGCGCATAAGGAGATAAATCATGGCGAATGAAGCATATAAGTTTCCCGACGAAGTAGATGACGTACAACCAGATATTAAAATAGTTGTAGATACTTCAGGGCAGGAAGAGCTAGACGATAAGCTAATTATCGAAGTTGAAGACGATACTCCTTTAGAGGATCGCGGGGTACGCCCGTTACCTAGAGAAATTGTAGACTCCTTGGATAAAGACGACCTTTCTAGTTATGGCAAGAAGGTTAAAGCCCGTTTATCCGAGATGCGCAAAGTTTGGCACGATGAGCGCCGAGCTAAAGATGACGCTGTACGCGGGCAGGAGCAGGCTGTTTCTTTTGCGCAACGGATACTAGAGGAGAATAGACGCCTTAAAACTACCCTATCCGAAGGGGGCAAACAGTTCGCTACCACGGTACAAAATGCCGCTGCTCTTGAGGTAGACGTAGCAAAACGGGCCTATCGGGATGCTTATGATTCCGGGGATGCTGACAAATTGGTAGAGGCGCAGCAGAAGCTTACTGAAGCCAGCATACGCCAAGATAAGGCGCAAAGTTTTAGACCCCCTGTACAAGAGCTAGGGAATAGGGTAGAACAGCCACAAAGCACAGTTTCGCAAGAACAGTCTGCACCCAAGGTTGATCCCGAAACTGCAAAGTGGTTAGACACAAATACTTGGTATGGGCAACGTGGCAATCGCGTAATGACAGCACATGCGGTGGCAGTCCACGGTGACCTAGAAGAGCAATACGGAAACCGATATGTAGGTTCCGCAGAGTATTTTAAAGTCATTGACGCAGAAATGCGCAAACACTTCCCCGAGAAATTTTCCGAGGGAACAAAAACGCAAGCCGACGATGAAGAATCGGGGCAGCGCAACCTTAAGCTTTCTTCAGTTGTAGCACCAGCAACGCGAAGCACGGCGTCAAAACGAATTGTGCTGAAAGCAAGCCAAGTAAACTTAGCTAAAAAATTTGGCCTGACAAACGAGCAATACGCTCGGGAAATGCAACTACTGGAGAGAAATAATGGCTGAAAATCGTCTCGCTCGTGAACTAGAAACTCGTGAAACCGCACACCGTGCGTCACGCTGGGAGCAACCAACTGGACTGCCCACTCCTCAACCGGAAGAAGGGTATTCGTTCAGGTGGGTACGGACAGCTTTGCTGGGCCAATTTGACCCGACAAATACGTCTGCAAAATTCCGTGAAGGTTGGGAACCTGTAAAAGCGGAGTCACAACCGCATATGCACACTTTCTCCGACTCTAACAGCAGATTTAAAGGCAATATCGAGATTGGTGGGCTTTTACTGTGCAAAATTCCTAAGGAATTCATGGAACAACGCGCAGCGTTTTATAAAAAAGCATCCACAGATCAGGTACAAGCCGTTGATAACAGCTTTATGCAGCAGAACGACGCCCGTATGCCTTTGTTTAGAGACAATAGGTCAACGGTGACGTTTGGCAGCGGTACCAAATAACGTAAATATTTAAATAATTTTCAGGAGTCCTTAATGGCTTATCCTACTGTTTCAGCACCCTACGGGCTAATCCCTGTAAATCTGCTGGGCGGACAGGTTTTCGCCGGTTCTACCCGGCAAATTCCCATCCAAACGGCACATGGCACCAGTATTTACTTTGGTGATGTGGTTCTCATGTCTTCAAATGGCTGTATCACTACGGCTGTTTTGACTGCGACCACGGTCAATGTGGTTGGTATCTTTATGGGTTGCAGCTATATCAACTCATCGGGCCAGCGCATTTTTGCTCAGTATTACCCCGCTCTGACTACCGGCACCCCGGACACCACGAGTGCGATTACCGCGTATGTTGCGGATGATCCTGATCTGGTGATGAAGACCGCGATTGTTTCTGGCACTACCACTGTTGCTCAAGCTACTCGTGCGACGATGGTTGGCGGAAATGCCGCGCTGGTTCCTAACGCTGGTAGTAATACCACTGGCAACAGCGCAATGGCTGTTTTGAATAGCACCGCAACCACGGCAGCAATTCCGTTTAAAGTTGTGGATGTTGTGCCTGATACCGCACCGGCTACCGGTTCCTTTGTCGAAGTTCTGGTGTCATGGAACCAAGGCATTCATCAATATCGCCTTGCAACCGGCGTCTAGGAGAATAAATAATGGCTATCTCACGCGCACAACTACTTAAAGAACTTCTTCCCGGTCTGAATGCTTTGTTTGGTCTGGAATACAAGAAGTATGGTGAAGAACACAAAGAGATTTTTGAAACGGAAACCTCTGAGCGTTCTTTTGAAGAAGAGACGAAACTGTCGGGTTTCTCGGCTGCTCCGGTCAAGTCTGAAGGCAGCGCAATCGCCTATGACAACGCCCAAGAAGCATGGACTGCCCGCTACCAACACGAAACCATCGCCTTGGGTTTCTCCATCACTGAAGAAGCGGTGGAAGACAACCTGTATGACAGCCTGTCGGCTCGTTATACCAAAGGTCTGGCTCGTGCTATGGCTTACACCAAGCAAGTTAAGGCAGCTACAATCCTTAACA